TTGCCGTCATCTACGCCAATATATGAGCGCACTTATGTTCGTGCGGTACTTCCGAGTGATCGGTGTCTACTATATTACTCTCTGGATGTGCAAAGTCAACGGTAAATAAATAACTACCATGATGCCATTTTTTATCTTTACCTATATATTTTCCGTGTTGTCCACCTAAAATATCATAATTAGTAACAGCAGGATAATAACTAAAAGAATTCCAAAGTTCCAATTCATCAAGTCTCTTGGGTGGAACAGACTTGGGTTCATAACCACGTTGAATAAAAGCCGTAATTGGGAGACGATAAAAGATTGCGCCATTTTCCATAAGTGCATGCCATAAGATAGCCCTACCTGTAATACAGCTAATACCAAAGATAATGCAGTCTTCAACTTCTCCGTGATGTTTTTTGAGATCATATAAATACTCCCTTTTTATTTGTGCGTATTGTACAGGAATATTTGCGTTTAAGTAAGCCATAATTTATCCTCATTTAATTGTACCCCAATTTGGTCCAGATTCATAGTCCACTTTGTTTGGTACTTCTAATTTAATTGCAGTTTCCATAATGTTTTTTATTTTAACAGCCTGGTCTTCGTTCTGTATAGAAAAACAAAGTTCATCATGAATTTGTATGTGAGGTATAATACCCGCTTCATATAGTTTGACCATTGCCTTTTTTGTCATATCTGCAGCGGACCCTTGTATCAATCTATTTAAAGCTTTGTATGTAAATGCTGGCCTGTAATGTTTATCGAAATACTCACAGTTAGGATCTCCTGGTTGAGAGTTCTTAGTAAGCTCTGCAAGATATCTGTTTTCTGCTTCTTCTTTTTTTAAAATAGGTACGGGTGATTTAACTATTTGTTTTACACCATCTACTTCTTTGTATTCACTTATTTCAAATATACCTTTTTCTGCATTCCATTCTTTGTTAATAGGTTCCCATTTATCAAACCTACAAAATCTATCTTCTAATGTGTATATATTTTTATTTTTTTCTGCAAAGTCTTGTAGACCTTGTGAAAGTTTTCTAACGAAAGGCACTTGGCTATGATATTTTTCAAATAATTCTTTTGCTTCGTCGCTTTCTAATTCTAAAGATTTAGCTAATTTATTCTTACCCATTCCATAGAATAAGCCTAGGTTAATAGTTTTTGCCTGTTTCCTCGTGATTTTAGCCATTCTGGCTACGATTTTATGAAAATCAGTGCTTGGGTCCTCATTATATTCTTCGGCCATCTCCTCAGCTCCATGGAAGCCATTCTTTAAAGCATAGTGTACAACTAGTCTCGGCTCTTGTTGTGAGTAATCAAACGATCCCCACTTGTGTTCCTTTTCTGGTAAGAACAATTCTCTTATCTTACTACCTAATTCACTTCGTGCCGGAATCTGTTGCAGGTTAGGGTTACGCATAGAAAATCTTCCTGTAACTGTTCCACCCTGGTCTGATCTTATTTGATTTATGTCTGCGTGTATTCTGCCTTTGTGTATAAATTTTAAAATACCTGTTACAAAAGTGTTAAATAATTTATCTAATTGTCTAGCCTTTGCAATCATTTTTAAATACTTATTTGTATGTGATTCTAAGTATAATTTTGTTATACTAGCCCGTCCTGTTTTAGGTGTAGTTTTATAATCTGTAATCTTTTGGTGGTCTAATAAAGGTTGAATAGAATCAGCAGCCCAAATGTCTACATCAAGACCAGTTTCTTTTTTAATTTTTTTTAATATTTCTGCCTGTTCTTTTTTAAGAGTATCACCAAATGTTCTTGCTTTTTCTTCGTCAACCCTTACTCCTAAAAATCTCATCTCGACAAGACATGGAAATAACCTTGTTTCAATATCAAATATATTTTCTAAAGTTTTTTTACTTTTTGATTCTGTACCTATTGGAGTTTTAATTATCTTTTCAAATTTATTCCAAAGTCTTAATGTGAGTAATACGTCTTGTTCTGCATAATCTGCAACTAAATCATAAGGCAGTTTGTGCATGTTAGTCATAGGATCAGATATACCGTGAAGTTCTTTTGCTTTATCTGTTAAATCATATTTGTATTTGTTATCATTTAAATAATCTTTTGCTAAAGAGTCTAGACTGTACCTTTGTCTATTCTCATCAATTATAGAAGCTGCAATCATAGTATCGTACACAGGTCCTTTTAACATCATGCCAGTGGCTGCACGTATCCAACAAACGTCATACATTGCATTGTGAAATACTTTTGTAACTTTTTCGTTTTGAAAAATCTTTCTGTTTAAAACTTTCCAGGTTGTATTCTTTCCTAAGTTTTGTCCTGAGTATAAGTGAGCAATTGGAAAATAATATTTTTCATCTCTATAAGCAACAGCAATACCACATACTTTGCCTTTACCTACGATGGCCCCTGATCCGTGAGTCTTGAGGTCTGGATCGTGTGTCTCTAAGTCGACAGCAACGACATCTCCATCTCTTATGTCTAAGTCCGTCAACTCCGGTATCATTTATAATCTCTCTCCATAATCATTTCTATAAAATGTATTGCTTTCAACAAATCTTGTTTCTTACCTTTGTCCCTATGTCTTATGATGTATTTTATAGCACATCCCTCCGGATATAGCAATTCATTCTCTACTACAAACTTACTAGGTTGAATTTTATATTTTTGGTAGTGACTCCCGCCGTGCTGCTTGTCCCATACTTTACTCATTGTATGTCCTCCTTTCCTGCAAATGTTAAGTTAGTTGTACTTTTTAATAACCATAAAGTTTTTCTTGCCCGTGAACACGCAACAAACTTCATTCTCTTTTTTGAAAACGGATTTTCTTGTCTTGTTAATTTAAGATCAAACACTACGTTATCAAATTCTTTACCTTTAATTGTATGTATGTTCTCTAAAAATATTCTTTTATCTTTTAAGTCTCTATTGTTTCTTACTATTTCTCTTATATAATTTTTCATTTGAATTGTAGGTACTTTACTAATCATCTGAAAATCATCTATGTCTTTTACACCAGGGACGACAAACCCTTTGTCGACTAACCATTTAAGATCATAGCTTCCACTGTCTGCGGATTCTAATTGTTCAATTGTTTTTAATTGATATTGAGGGTGCATGCCTTTAAACATTGCTTTAATTTTAGTTAAAGATTTGTGCTCACCTCTTGAAAAACTTAAGAACTCTCTTTGGTTTTTTACTTCATTAGTAGGGTACTTAAATTTAAACTTACTTTTTTCTTTGTTAGGTATTTTAACTGGCATACCAATCAACATTAAATAATTTATTATTTCTCTAGGTTCTCCACCTCTATAAGTAAATATAAAATCTTCGTTAGTATTTATTATTCTATTTCTCAGTTCAGACGCAAAAGGGTCTTGCGTCAAACTAGATAAATTAAATAATTCACCCTCTACAATTACCCCTGTCCTGTTTCCGTTCTCATCTAATTCTTCTCTAGGTTTCCACGTCCTGGTGTAATCGTATTCTTTCCAGATATCTTGTATTATTTTTTTACAGTATTCATTTATAACTCTAGGACAACGATAACCCTCTTTTAATTCTATTTCTGGATCTGCAAACTCTTTGTGAAATGAATCTGGGTCAGCTCCTGCAAACTCAAATATAGCTTGGTCTGGATCCCCTGCTTTGTAAAAGTAATCTACATTCTTTGACATTACTTCTTCAGCTTTTCTTTGTATAACACTTGAGTCTTGTGCTTCATCTACTATTAATACTTTTATATCTTTACACAGTTTCTCTGACTCTTCTTTGTTGTTATGAAAGTCTTCTACCATATCTTGAAAGTCAAGTATCTTAGGAGTCCGTCCGTTTACTTTTTCATTTGTTTTAAATTTACTATAATCAACTTCCATTTTAATAAGTTCTTCAGCAGTATACTGATAATCTTCTTTTTCTTCAAAAGTTAAACTTCTATAATATTTTAATACATCTCTGCCATTGTCTCTTGCAAAACTCATAAACCTAAAGAAAGGATGTATTGCAAACAAACCCTGCACACTATTAAATTTTTTATTTGATGTGTATTTGTCAAACATTGGATACAAAGTTTTTAAAATATCATAGTCTTCAATTAAAAACGCTTTTCCTCTTACCCTGTTTTTACAAAACTTATGGACTGTAGTTACATTTTCTTCCAAAGATGCTTTTGATTGTTTAACCCTGTGAAAAATCTCGTTTCCTGTTTTCTTTTGAAAGTCATCAATACTTTCGTCAGCATATATTTTTCCTCTAATATGATCTGCTGCTGTATTGGTGTGAGATATAACTATTATGTCTGTTGGAGAGTATTCTTCTACTAAATGCTTATAGTATATCTCGACTAACTTTGTTGTTTTACCTGTACCTGGTGGTCCTGCTATTCTAATTTTTTTCATGAGTTATTTGATTTGTTGGTTTAGAATTATCGCCCAACACATGATATTCGTTTGGATCTGAAACAAACTGCCATGTTGGACAAGATACTTCTTTTTTACTTGCTGGATTATAAACTTTACCGTTGTTCTTTTTAGCTTTCATTATGTGTCTTAAATTAAAACATATTTTTTTAATTGAAGTATTATCTTTTTGAGATCTAAAGTATTCGACTAACCTTCCTAATTTAAAATGTAGATCGTGGGTGTTTTGATCTACGTAACAACCATTATCTAATAAAACACTCTTATCAAAAGACACAGTTGCTTTTCTAACAAAGTTGTAGACCATTATCTTAAATTCATATAGATCACTTGCTTCTTCATCTGCTTCTTCATAAACTCTTTTTTCAAGTCGAGCGTATTGAAAAGCTTGAAAGTCAATTGGTTTCATTTTTAATACTGCTGGGTGTGGAAAATTTCCTGCGTTCGCTAGTATGTTTACCCATTTTTGTTTATCTATTAAATCGGAACCTTGCATCTCTACTTTTATTCTTACAAAGCCGTCACCTGTTCTATTTTTTACATCAACAGATTCATAAAAGATTGGAGGTTTACTTGTGTACTCTGTAATATCACCAACAGCTTGTTCTGCTTCAACTAAATCTGCAGCTTGCTCAGGACTTATTCCACATAAATGTCTAACACATGCAGATGCATCACAGTGTTTTTTTATTTGTGTCCGCTTACATAAATATTTATATTCTCTATCAGTTGACTTTAATACCGTATTATCTATTTCTTTCTCTTCTAACGGCCTCGCCATATACTCTTGATTAAAATGTTTTAGCAAAGTTTTTGCATCCATCTTGCTATATGCTTCTATTTTATTAACACCTTTTTCTACTGCTCGCATAGACCAGGTATACATATGTAAAAGATAGTCGTTTCTATTTTCGTTTGGAATCTTACCATCATTTATCTTCAAACAATTCTTTGTGCATGGTAAAAAGAAATCTTCTAATGTTTTTTCTTTTGGCTTTTTTACTTTCTTTACACTCTCCGGAACTTCTTCTTGTAAGTAATCTATTAAATCTGTTTGTGCATACTGATCATACATTTCAAAAAACTGATCAATTGATGCATCCTCAAAGTCATCTGTGTATGCATAAGTGCTTCCTTCTTCATGATGAAAGTAAGGCATGTTGAGCCAGGAACCATCTTTTTTATCTGCTAGTGAAGTTTGCATTGGATAAACTCTATCTAAAATATTTGCAAGACCAAGCTTACCTGCAAATTTTTTCATAACCAATTGTACTTCTTCTGCACTCGTAAACTGTTTCATAAACATGTAGACGTGTGCTCTACCACTTTTTGATCTAAACATTATCAATGGTAGTTTAAGTTTTCTAATTTTTTGTAATAAACTTTCGTAATCGTAATTATTTACGTCAATATCTATTGCACCCCATTTACAAGTGCCGTCATCTTTTAACGGAAAAATACCTAGTCTGTTACCAACACCATTGAGATGATTCTCCCAAAGTTGATTTGTAATAGGCTTATGTTCGATCCAAGGTCTGCCCTCAACTTTTACAGAAAGTTTTTTATCATTCTTTTTAAATTGACCGTAGGCTCGTTCTAATCCTTCAAATATATTTATAAATTTCTTAATCATATATTATAAGTGGGCGTTTCCACTCTCGCTTAGACGCCCACTACCTAGGATATTATAAATCTAATGAAGTTTTTTTGACTTCTTGATTCTCATGTTTTGTTTGAACCTCACCCTTACCTACAGATTCTGCAAAAGCTTTTGCCATATCGTAGACATTCTTGTCTTCAACTGGTCCTACTTTTGATACATCCCAACCAAACCATGTTCCTTTGTCGTTAGACATCTGAACAGTGGATAGATTATAAATGTGGCTGTAAGTTGGCGGAGTAAACAAACCATTTTTCCCCTGCATTTTGATACCCATCATCATTGAATTCCATTTTCTACTAACTTTAAGTTGAGTAGACTTCATAGAAATCAAAGCTGTAGATGGATTATCACCAACAGTTAATACAAAGTGGCTTGCAGTATTTTCAAGATAGTTACCATTTGGCAATCTATCTTTATAGTCTTTACCTCTTGTGGTCTGACTAATTATATCACTGTCTGCCTCGTGAATTGCAACAGGTGCACCAGTGCTGGTACCTCTGTCTTGCCATTCAATGTACTGTCTTTTGTAAAAGACTGGCACGACTTGTAGCGTGTCAAACAACTGATTGGTTACAGTGTTTATGATTTTGCCTGGCTCTGCGCCCTCGACATATTTACCATCTCTTTTGTTTACTTCCGGAGATAGTTGTCCCAAAATTTTTAGGAAAGGTAACGCAAGATCTTCCTGCGATATATTTTGAGCACCTTGATTTGCATCAGCTTCAAACAAGTTGACTGCTAATGCTCCTTCTTTTTTTGTTGTTACTTGGTTCATGTTTATTTGTTCCTTTTTATTGTTGTCTTATTCTCTGAGAAAACCCCAAAGATTTCCGTTGGCATTTCTTTACCTGCCTCAATACGCTCACGGACTAACGCTTTCAAAGTCATGGGTTCTACCTTCATCTTTTGTGTCGGTTGGAACCCTTGACCTTTTGCAAGATCGGCATAATCAGCCGCCTTGTTATCTTCGTTACGACCAAACGATACGAGTATCTCGTTTTTGATTATATCGCCTAAGCC